CAGCGAGATACTGGGATACAGCCTCGCGAACCACGTCGGCGATGCTCCGCCTCTCGAGAAAGGCGACTCGTCTCAACGATTCGTACTGCTCATCCGTGACCTGTATCATCAGTCTGCGCACGCCTCTTCATCCTCTCCTATTTGTGCTCTCTTGCCTTGCGCGCTGCCCTCCCCGTCCTCTGCCGGTTCATCGGGCGTTGCTCTGCTATATCAACCCCGCCTCGCGCGCCTTGTCCTGCCATACCGGGGCGATTGCCCGAACGAGGTCATCTCGATTGTCGATCCACCACTTGGCTTCACGTCGCTCGTTTATCGCCGCGGGAAGCAACTCAAAGAGCTTGTCCCGTTTCTCGCCTTTCTCACCGCTGCTCTTGGGGTAACGCTCGTGGAACTCCTTGATCAGGCGGGCGCGGAGGTCATTCGCCCAAGCGACCTGCTTTTCCGTGCCCACAAGCTCCACGAGGCTCTCGGTCAGCTTCGCCGCTTCCGCCTTCTGCCGGGCGCGGTAGCAATCGGGGCATACGGCCACGTCGCGATACCATGCCAGCTTGCGCTCCCGTTCATCGTGCGGACCAAACAGCTGAACCTCGCCCGAATGCCCACAGCTGTATGTCACGTTGTACTTGGCCACGTTCACGACCCCCTCTTGCTTGTCTCTGCTTACATGCTATCATGCTATCATGTTACTGTCAATACCCCCCGGCAAAGTTTTTTCTGCGGAGATCGTGAGCGTCACGAAAAGAAAAAGCCCGGCCCCCGAAGGGAACCGGGCTCAGATATGGGCAGCCGATTTGGCAGAGGCACGCGGGCGGTTTGGAGCCGTCCATATATATGCGCGGATCGCTTAATTACGCGCGCCGCGCATATCGCTTAATAGGTTCGTGCCGGATTAAACAAACCTATACTGTCGGAGAGCAGCTCAGGGCCTGTACTCCACTCCCACTGCGACTACTGGCTCCAACGCTAATCCCTCGGGTCTCACCGCTACCCGGGCACTGACACCTGCCGTAAGTGCTATGGGCGACCGCTTCACCGACGCGAGCTGCAAGATTGTCTCGTGTTGCTTCGCGATGACCTCCTGCAGCTCTTTCTCCCTCTCCAAGGCCCGACTGACCGCAGCCTCGGCCTCCGTGACAGCCGCCTCCGCCTGTAGACGTAACCGCCGCTCGTCCTCATAGAGCTGCTTGTACTCGTCGGCGATACTGATAGCCTCCTCAAGGTCCGCCTTTAGCTCCGCTATCCGGTCCAGCGCCTGGAAGTACAATTTCGCCAAGGCCGCGTAGTCGCTGGGCAACGCCGCCTCGTCGGACGCCTTCACCGGACCGGCCCCGAGGGCAAGAAGCAGGACTCCGATAACCAGCAGCAACAAGCCATGCTTCTTCTTGAGCTGATTGAGCCGCTCGTTGAGTCGGTCGGCACGGTCCTTGTTGCTCTCCCCCTCTCTCATCCGAGCCTCCTGCTCCCTCAGGCGGGCCGCCTGTCTCTCGGCCTCCACCGCCGCGTCAATTCGAAGGGAGTCGGCCTTGGATTTGGCTTCAGACGCCCCTTTAACGAGCCGCTTGACCTTCTGTCCCTGAACGAGTCGGAACGCCCCCGCCAGGGCCAACAGCGCGGCCAGGAATGCCGCCCAATTGCGACGGATGAACTCCGACAGCCTCTTGAGCATCACAACCACTTCCCCAGACCTGTCTTCTTAATCAAAGTATCATAACTGCCCATGGCTACGAGACCGAGCATCGTCCCCTCGATAAACATTCCGGACAAAAACACACCCCAACTCGGCGCCGCCCTCTCCTCCCAGATGATGAGCGGCACCGCTCCGAGCCAACCCAGCACCAACGCCACGAACGGCGCGTAGTCCTTGCCAATCCACCGTTTCAGTCGCCCGACTGCTAGAACAATGAGCAATACCACCGCCATGTGTTCCGGGCCGAGGTCGAAGCTCACGACTCATCCCTCCTCCAAGTAAGCGCGTATGCCTTCGGCTATGGCCTCAGCCGCTGCGTTCTGGAAACCCGCCGATGCAAGTTTCGCCTCTTCGGCCGGGTGCGTGATGAACGCCACCTCGACGAGCGCAGCCGGCATCCTCGTGTGCTTCAAAACGTAGTAGCCTGCCGTCCGTACCCCGCGGTCCCGCAAACCCAACGCGACAAGCCTCCGGTGAATCTGCGTCGCCAGAACCCGGCCCGCCGAGGAGCCCTCGAGATGATACGTCTCGGTCCCGTGAGCCTCCGTGTTGACCGCCGCGTTGCAGTGCAGCGAGACGAACACTGCCGCGCCGGACCGGTTCGCAACCTCGCACCGGCGCGCAAGGCTGACGTCGGCGTCTTCCGTCCGTGTCAACACGACAGAGATGCCCCGCTTCTCAAGGCGGGACTTGACCAGCAGGCCCAACTCCAGGGTGACATCGGCCTCTCTCAACCCGCTCGGCCCGATGGCCCCCGGGTCACGTCCACCATGACCCGAATCGATCACGACCGTCCTGGAGGCAATCACCCCACTTTTCTTGCCACCTCCAACCTGAGCTCGTTGAACAGATTCGCGAGTTCCCGCAATGCCTGGCCTTGCGCCTGAATCATCTGCCCCTGCTGCTCGATGAGAGCGGAAAGCTCTGTCAAAGCCCTTGTGTTGTCGCTGATGATCCGCGAAAGGTCGGGGTCCTTTCGCCGTGGCGCGAATACACTGATGACCATCCACGCGACGATTCCGATTGAGAAGATCGCTACGCCATAGTCAGCAAGTCCGGTCGGCATCGTAGACACCCCCATACAGCAAAAAGACCACATGATGAGCGGCTTTGGCAATAGGTGCTCTTGTGCGTCTCTCTTGATCTGATACCCCCTAATGCCTTTCTGTCAGTCCGAAGATGTCAAGTCCTCAGATCCGGGTGCTTCAACTTCTCCATAAGTATCGGGTTCTTCTCGGCGTGCAGGACGAATACCACGTCATTCGCCACACGCTGGTTGATACGCTGCAACTTGCAGTAGATGTCCGGCACAGTATAGATGTCCCCGCACATGTCCAGGTTGACACAGAGGCATGCTCCGCCATGACACCGGAGATTCACCGGGCAATCCGCGCATGATTCGCCCGATGCGGGCTGGGCTTTGCGCACGTCCCACGCCTGCACCTTCGCGAGCGCAGTCTCGTCCCACCCGCTGAACACATCACCGATGACTGGTTCCATACGGGTCACGTAGCGATGGCACGGGTATATCTTGCCGTCAGTTCCGACGCCGACGCCATGCATTGCCGTTCCGCACCGGGTCTTCTGTTTATCATCCATCGTGAACATGGCGAAACCATCGTCTATCGGCTTGACTGTGACTCTACGGCCTCGGCGCAGGCACGACACGTAGAACCTGCCCACCTCACGAAGTTGTTCCTCGTAGAGTGCGAGGTCGCGTTCGGTCCATGGCGCCTCATACACCGGATCAACGGCGATGATGTCAAAGCCCTGCCGCACGAGCGCTTTCAGGTCGGTCGCCAGGTATGACAAGTGCTCGGGATGCAAGCTCCAGCGCAAAACGGGCTGCAATCCGGCCTCCAGGACGCTGAGAGCATGCTCAAGAACTAGTGGAGCGCTCGGTCTGCCGTCCGGGAATACGCGCTGGTTGAATTCGTGAGGCATGCCGTCCGTGCTCAGAAGCAGATTCACCTTTTTCTGCTTCAGCCAGCGGATTGCCTCGTCGTCAAGCAGCACACCGTTGGTGGTGACAGAGAAACCGAAAGTCTTGCGTGCCTTCGCCGCCTGTGTTTCCGCATATTCGACGACCTCGCGCATCAAATCGAACCTCAGCAGCGGTTCACCGCCAAAGAAAGAAATGCCGACTTGCGGCATCGTGGAGCTTGCCAGCACAAGGTCAACAACGGCCTTCCCCACCTCAAGAGTGGAATCCTGGGCAGGAAAGTCCGGATTGAACCTTGTGAAGCAATACCGGCAGGCCAAGTTGCAGCGCGATGTTACGAACCACGTAGCGTGTTGCATGAATTTACCCTCCATCGTCAGTACGGATTTGTACAAACCTGACACTCAACGCATCTCATACACTCGACGCAGCTTTGGCACTCGGCGCAGACGCCGCACACGTCGTATGAGACCTCACATGAGTAACATGTGTCGCACGAGGTGCAGTCCTGCGCCGTGTTACACGAGTCGCACGTGGCGCACACTTGGCAAGTATCGCACGCTTGGCAGGCACGACACGTCCTGACCAGGAGTCCCATTGCGCCCGCCCCCTCAAGGATTAAGTAGCGCCTGGCACGACACGCAGGCTTGACACTTGTTGCAGGAAGCGCAAGAATAGCAAGCCTGACAGGTAGAGCAGGTTTTCTCGCTTGTATTGCACTCTTGGCAACTGTCACATCTAGCGCAGGTCATCTGCACCTGGCAAGTGTCACACCTATAGCAGGTATTGCACGTCTCGCAAGCCGCGCACTCGACGTCCCTGATGCTTTTGGTTCTGACCGCCCCAATGCGGCCTATAGGCATGACGAATCACCTCACTCCACGTAGACTTCGAAGACCTGGTTGTACGTGGTGTACGAACCCGAGTTCGATATGCGCGCGTCGACGGTGTGAACCGTGTTGTCCGACCAGGACACGGCAGCAGAGCCGTAAACGACCGCGTAGCTCGTGCTCGTGGTTTGGAGCGTCGCGACCAACGTGCCATCGACGTACACCTTTAGATAACCGGTGCCGCCACTGACCTTGAGCGTAGCAACGAAGTACAACTTGGTTACACTCAAACCTGCGGTCGAGCAATTGACGACGCGCAGAGTCTTGATGGAGGTTTCTGTCGTCCCGGTGACGCTACACTCTGTCTCATCGCCGTAATAGAGCTTTCTTATAGGTGGCAAGTTGCCCACAGGCACCTTGCCCGAGCTGTCCAGCTTGAGAACGTTGTTCGCCCCAGTACCGGCATCACAGCCGTCCACTTTGTCCGCGTTGGGCCAAATTCCCGTGCCTGCAATCGTTACAGAATCGCTCCCCGCATCTGCCGTGATCGCGATGTTCGTCCCAGCCACCAATTCCAGAACATCGGACTTGGAATCCGCATCTATGGTTGTCGCCCCTACCTTGACTTGTGCGAAGGCGTTCTGGTTGACCTCCGCGCCCGCCTGTATCCCGTCTAGCTTTGCTTTGTCTGACGCCGACATGAATCCAGCGACCGAGGTTGTGGCCGTGCCGTGAGCCGTCCCGGTCGCCCCCACGTGAGACGCTGGAGCGAAGTCGCTCGCGTGGAGATTGTCCACGGTGTCCGCATTTGTAGCCTGGGACACGGTGCCCGTGACTGCAATCGTAATCTTGTCGTTGGTGGCGTCGGGTGTCAGCGCTATGTTGGTACCGGCCACAAACTCGAGAACGTCAGTCTTGGAGTCGGCATCTATCGTCGTAGAACCAACCTTTATCTGACTGAAGGCGTTCTGATTAACCTCCGCGCCCGCCTGAATGCCGTCCAGCTTGGCCTTGTCAGCGCCGGACATGAGGCCCGAAGCGCCACCGGCGACCGCATTCGGGATGACGTCCGAACCGCCAGTAATGTGCGTGGAAGCGTGCGCGGTCGGCGCGACGCTCGTGACGGCGATAGTCACCGTGTCCGTGGCTGAGTCGGGCGTCAGGGTGATGCCTTGGCCTTCCTTGAGCGTGAGAGTGTCCGTCTTCGAGTCGGCGACGCAAGGACTCCCGGTCTTTGCGTTCCCGGACGAGTCCACCACAGCAACGCTTGTAAACGCGTTTTGGTTGACCTCCGCGCCCGCCTGGATACCGTCAAGCTTTGCCTTGTCAGCGCCGCTCATGAGGCCCGAAGCCCCGTTCGCCACAGCGTTGGGGATGACGTCCGAGCCGCCGGTGATGTGCGTAGACGCGTGCGCTCCGCCGGCTGCTGAGATGGTCACTGTGTCGGTAGCCGTGTCTACCGTCAGCGTGACATTGCTGCCCTCCTTCAGCGTGAGCACGTCCGTCTTCGCGTCCGCGTCGGCCTGACCCTTGGATGTACCGGCGGCGTCCACGACCTTGACCGAAGAGAAAGCGTTCTGGTTGACCTCGGCCCCGGCGGCAATGCCGTCCAGTTTCGCCTTGTCCGATGCCGACATAAACCCGGCGGCAGAAGAGGTCGCCGCCGCGTGCAGGCTGCCGCCGCCGCGATTGCCATGGAGGTCGTCGCTCATCGCGACCGCGAACGTCACCTTGTCGTTCGTCGAGTCCGGCGTAAGCGCAATCCCGGTCCCCGCCACGAACTCCACGGAGTCGGTCTTTGAATCGGCGTCTATTGTCGTGGCACCGACCTTTATCTGACTGAAGGCGTTCTGGTTCACTTCGGCCCCGGCGGCGATACCATCCAATTTCGCCTTGTCCGCAGCCGACATGAATCCAGCGACCGACGTCGTTGCGGTCCCATGAGCCGTTCCCGTGGCCCCCACGTGAGACGCTGGGGCGAAGTCGCTCGCGTGCTTGCTGTCCACGGTATCTGCGTCGCCCGTGATACTCGCGGGAAACTTCGCCTGGCTGTTGAGACGCAGGATCTTGTTGGCCTGCGCCGTCGTCACCACGTCGCTTGCGGGCACGATGCCTCCGTGAGCGGTGGTGGTAAGCGCGGTGTGATTGTCCAGCGACTGGTCGATTTCAGCCAGCACCGCCTCGACGTGGCTGCCAGCGAACCGGTTGCCCGCGTCAACTACCTGGATCTCGTCGGCGGTGTGGGTCACGATGCCCTCGTAGCGGCTTGTGTCGATCATGTCGGCAGTGATCGCCGTGGTCCCGTACGAGAGCAGCACGTCGGCGAGGATGAGACCTCCGTCCGTCGGGTGAGCGGGTCTCTGTGCCTGTCCCGCGGGAGCTTCCGCGCCTTGAATCACCTTGAAAGTGAACGACTCGTCCTGACGGAAGTACACGACATTCCCGTAGCCGTCTATCCTGGGGTCAGAGAGCGCACGCGCGAAGTACGCCAGGATGGTTATCCACTTCTGGTTGCCGCTCGTGGCAACAGCGGTCGAAACGCCGTCTTTGTCCTTGGAGCAGTCCACGTTCTGCGAGGTGGACCACGCTACCCTCTGCCCCAGGAAGTCGTATCCCCGCCCCGCGGTCACAACAACCGACATGTCGGGCGTCGGAGAATTCGGAAGCACCTCGCCGCCCGCGACCATGCCGACTCCGAAGAGGTCCACGATGCTGTTCTTGAGCGCGCTTTCGAGGTTGGTCTCGAGGTTGTCGAGGTCCGCTTCCGTGACCTTCTGCCTGTAGTAGTAGTTCTGACGGTTCACAACCTACCACCTACGCGGACTCGTGGAGAATGGTCGTCTCCCCGAGTTCAGAGATATCCATCTGCCAGTGGTCGAAAGGTTCCGTGATATGAAGGTGCGTGTGGCTGGGTTTCATGTAGTTGGCAATCTCGAGCACCATCGCTTGTTCCTCGCTCGTGAGCTCTCTCGCCGGGTTGACCGGCGTTATCGCGAAAGTGTAGAAGCCCGGGTCTCCTGGCGGAAACTCCGGGCTTCGATAGGCGTTGTAGACCTCGCATTCAAGCCCCGTGAGGAGCCTGATGAGGTTTTGAACACCTCGTGCGGTCCCCCGTTGCCGGTACACAATTAGCGCAGACTGTATCAGCCTGCGCTTCACGCTGTCGGGCACCGGCAACGCCCAACCGATGTTCTTCAGTATCTTGCCCACAAACGCCGGAGGACACCTCTCCGGGGAAATCACCTGCGGCAGCTTGCGAATGTCCTCTTTGATAAGTTTGAGGACCTGCTCGACCGCCCAAAGGAAGTTCCGCAGGTCCTCGCTGTCCTGGTATATCTCGGGAAGAAGCTCCACCAGCACGCTACACCACCACCGTCAAGCTCACCGTTCCTTTTGCGGGAATCTGATTCGCCGCGACCTCGATGTCGCCCGTAGGGCTCGTCAGGCTGACACTCTTGACGCCCTGGACGTTCTGCATAAGCGCGACGAGCTGCGAGAAGTAAATCGGCTTGCCGAAGTCTATGACGTGCTCGCCCGCGGAGTCCAGCGCGGCGTAGTCGAAGAAGCCGTCTATAGCTTTGAGGACTGCGGCCTCGACCGCAGAGGTGTCGTAACCCGGCCTCGCGTACACGGTGCCGATGATGTCCACGACCGCGTACTGAGCTTCCACCACCTCAAACTCGTGCGTCAACATCACAGGCTTGTTGTACAGCAGCTCCGCCCTCACCTGCTCGAGGAGCAGCACGGAAGGCGCACCTCCCCCGCTGGGCACGATGTACACGCGCGTGAAGTTCTCGGGCAAGGACGAGTCCTCGTTCCTCGTGTGCGCCAGCGCCCGCGCGACGCCCGCTACTCCCTCCGCGTTTATCTCGAAATCCTCACGTGTAACTGTGCGGTTCCCGGTCTTGATTGAGCGAGGAGCTTTCCAGCGGATTTCGTCCATTGTCTCGGGGTCCATGCCTCCGGAAGCCTGGCTCGTGTTCGTCACCGACACGGACACCGGGTGCCCGGCAAGGTCCGTGAACACGCCCTCGATGACCGCAATGTGACCTGCTGGGACGTTGCCTATGGCGCCACCTCCGGTCTCGTACCTCACCTCGACGGTCCCGCTCGGCGCCATGCCGTTGGTGCCGTCGCCGAAAGAGATTGTGGCCCGGTAATCCGCGTCCACGGACACGGTATAGGCCGGCGTGTCCGCAGTCGCGTCGATGAGACTCTCGAGTGGCATCCACTCCGTCCCATTCACTTTCACGACCGCCGACCCGTCGAGGTACGGCGCATAGTAGAGCTTGAACGCCTGCCCCGCCGTGCCGTCGGCCTCGAACACTTCCCGCCGCGTCCTGGCGTGCTTCACGACGACAAGACCGGCTGTCTGCCCCTGTTTGATGACGCAGTCCGATTGGAACTCGAAGACGAGCGGGTTCAAGAGGTCCTTCGTTTTCACCTGCGTCCCTTTGGGAATCACCACGTCGGCCGCCGCGGGGGAGGCCAGTGTCACTGTGAGGTCGGCGGTCGCCGCGACGTACCCGCGAGGCTTGTACCCCAGCCAACGGCACAGCGAGAGCATGTTCTCGCGCTCCGTCACGGTGTCGAAGAAGCACTCGTTCGCCTGCCTGTCCAGGTAGTAATGAAGCGTGTCCCCCACGTACTGAAAGAGCTCTTTCAGCACGTTGCCCATGTTGGACACGTTGAAGTCCGTCCACTGGGGGAATCTCTGGCGTATATACTGCTCCAGGGCCGTGCCCAAAGCCGCGAAGTCGCGCGCGGAGTAGTCGACGTAGGGCACCTACGACACCCCCTTGAGCTCGTAAACACACACCTTGTTCCGCACGTTGTTGGTGGCGTTTATCATGTAGTGGATACGAATCTCAAGCTTGTTACCGTCGGCTCGCGCGTCCACACCAAGCACGGTGATCCTCGGCTCCCATTGCTCCAGCGCGTCCTCGATGGTGGACGCGGCCAGAGCCTCGAGAACGTCAGTGCTGTTCTCGAAGAGCAGGTAAGGCAGCCTGGAACCGAAGTCGGGACGCATCAGTCGCTCCCCTTCTGCGGTGCCAAGGATCTGGTCGATGCTCATCTCAACAAGCGTCTCGCCCTCGGCCATATCACCAGGACCGAGGGTGAGACGAAACGGAAACGCTGGGCCTGTGCCGAGAAAGTCAAACGACATAGCCTAGACATCACCCCTCCCGTATGCCCTGTCCCCGAATATGCATTACTGCTCTTTGGCGATAGAAAACGTCCCCTTATGCGTATGAATCCGCAAGGGTGTCGCCTTGACATGAGAAGGGGACACTAGCCAGAAACAACCAACTTCATCATTGAGCTTCATCCTGAGAATCGTATTGGACATGATGGTTAGCGGATATACACCTATAGCGACTATGCCGGAACCCACCTTGAGTTTCAGGTGCCCAATCGGAACCCGATTGGGGGTGGTCAAGTAAGTGTGCCCGACCCACCCGGTATCGTTACCCACGTTGTCATATCCCCTCCAAGCTATCCCTATGTTCGCGTTATCGGGGATATTGTAGAACAACGCCATCTTAGCCCCGGCCCCGGCTATGTTGGTCATATCTACTGAGCAAGTTATGCCGTCGGGCAAGCTCGCATTGTCGTAGTACCATGTTCCATTGTAATAGAAGGCTAGGCTGGTCTTTTGAACGCCACTTCGCGAGTCGGTGATGCTCCAGGCAACGGTGGCAGTGAATTCCTGCTGCGAATCGAGAGTGGGGGAATCCACCGTAAGGGACGTGCCGCTTATGCTTGGAGCGCCGCCATCGACCCTGAGCCTTATACCAAGCGAGAAATAACCATAACCGTTACCCGCGACGTCGTAGTAGAAACCTTCCATGTTATGGTCATACCCATCCGAGATGACCATAACGTGGTATTCATACTCTCGATACCCGCCAGAGTTGTATATCTCTGTCGGAGCACCGGCGCCGTTCAAATCTATCAAAGTGGATGCTTCCCATTCGTTGTTGGCCGTAGCCTCTATCCTGGCTTCGTCAGTCGGATTGTTCGCCCTCAGGTAATGGTAACGGATCCCGGAGCCGCCGTCATAGCCTCTGTGCCGTATATGAACTATATCATTAGGACGAACCCAGTAGTCATTCCCGCTATTATACCGATGCCCAGAAATGGAGGCGCTCACAAAAGACGGAAGAACGGTATCAACATTAAAACTGGCAGGACTACACCAACCTGACCAGACAATACCATCATATACAGATACACGCCAGTAATGTATGCCCTCAGCGAGTCCGGTGCAGTTGTAAGACGTAACAGCCCCGGGATATACGTCCTTTACAATGTTAGAAAAGCCCGAATCCCTTGCTACTTGAATCCTGGAATTTTGGATAGGGTCTCCATCTGCGTCAGAGTAGCTCCACGACAATGTGACAGAAGAACTCTTCTGCCATGCCCCACCAGTAGGGCTACTGCAAGAACAGGTGGGGGCCCTGTTAATCTGATAGGTTACGGACCCACTAGCGGATGAATACTCGTTAGTAGTCCAAGCTTTGACTGTCCAGTTCCCTATTTGCGACGAGGTCACGTTTATGGAGCCGGAGTAAGTAGCTCCCGCATTGCCGCCCTGCTCCTTGTAGACTATAGTCGCGCCGCTAGGGTCGTAAATCCCAAAACAACCGTAGTCATATGTATACGTCGACGCGTGGCCATGCACGTAGCATGACCATTGCATTGTCTGGGGAAATCCTACGTAGAATGTTTTCTGGTCAGTGCCCCCCGGAGACCCGATTGATACGCTCACTGTCTGAGACGTCGGATCAATAACCAAGGGGTAAACCAAAGTGTCATCAATCAGAAAGTCATAGCTGACAAGATAGGCCAGCTCGAACTCTGTCTCCGTGATAAACCGCAGTCGCTGTTCGACCACTGCGTATATTCCTGCTTGATCGCGAATGTTGACATTGCGAAGGCGAACAGCGAATTCGCTGCCGTCCAAAGGCGAAAAGGTTATATCCTCAGTGGTGACGAAATCTATCGCCTTCTCGATGTCTTGCGTCGTCACCTTGACTGGCTTGTTTACCCTAATGCGGTACGCGACTTCGAATTTCAAACCGCTTCCAGTGATTGAAGGGGGGAGAGGGGCTTGCTCTATGACCAAATCGTGTTTTAAGATGCCTGAACCTATACAATATCTGTCAGTGATGCCGGGGAATACCCCCGCTTGAACAACCGTCGCATCGTCCGCCGCATACGAAGTGTACGACGTATCATTGGGATAGTGTACCGTCTCAAACTCCCCGGACTCTGTGGAATATCTGGCCTCCCGGAGATCAATCTCTATGGTAAGCCCCTCGTCAGTCTTTACTACCGTGTTGTAATCCTCGCGAACGTCCCGCTTGATGACGACCTGCAAGACATTGGTAAGACACCTAAACTGCCCAGCCGCCGCATCTTCCTCAAACCGCGCGGATATGTCTTGCCAATTTCTCTCCCCGTCCATGTAGTGCAAGGGGAACGTGGCGAACTCCAAGGTATAGGTATTATCTCGATTGTCAAAGGTCTTTGAGTATCTATCCCTCTTTTCTATCAGCTCGACTCTTCCCATGGGCTCTACCCCTACCCTGCTCGAAAGTAATGTTTCACCTTGACAACCTCATCTGCACTGAAATCTATACCTATGCCTATCAAATGCACCAAATCAGGATGGAGCCCCAACCGCGCGGCGGAATCAGCTACCTTAAACCCGCTCACCTCTTCGAGCCTTCTCAATTCGTCCTCAGTCAGCCTATCAGGGCAAAAGTAGTATTTGAGCTTGCCCGCCAACACCCCCCGCACATAATCAACGCCTGTAATCGCCACTTTGCTCTGGATTATGTACCGAGGATCATGCCCGGGACAAACATAGCTCAAGAACTCCAACTGGCGGTCGTGCGTATTGCCGGTAGCCGCAACAAGACGATTGAACTCCTGCAGTGTTGAGCTATACGTATGCTGGAAATAGAGGGAGAAAATCCCTCGCACTACATCCACAGAGCAGATATAGACCCTAGGACAAATACGTTCGATCTCCCTACTTCCCAATGTAGACATGAGGGTCTCGGAACCGAACGCGTCGCCAAGGACGCTAGCGACCTGTAATACGCGCTGCAGTTTATCCACTTGGCCTGTACACGGTAGTAGAGTAATGTCCCGGACGAATAGGTAATACAGCTCCTGGGTCTCCCGATTGACAACCGTCGGCAACACCACTGGCCGTGTCATTAGCTTGGCCCGGACCTCCTGAGGTAATCCAAGGGAGTCATAGACTGCGTTGAGCGATGCTCTCGCTGTAGCTTCGATAACCTCAAAACCTGCGCCTCTAGGGACCTGCATCAGGCCATCATACATAACCCTGGTATTAACATGCCTATTGACCCCGTTCACTACAACGTCTTCAAACGATTTCCACGAAATCATCACAAGTCGCTCCTCAACCAAATCTGCCCAACTGTCGGAGACGTGGGGTCGGAACTTCTGACCTCCACGCACAAAGCGAGTGTCGTACTACTACGAACCCCGGCCGCGTGTAATCCGTCCACCGTGTCGGCATTCGACGCGGAAGCAACGGTGCCGCTAACCGCGATCGTGACCTTATCGTTCGTCGCGTCGGGTGTCAACGCGATGTTCGTTCCCGCGACGAGCTCCAGAGTGTCCGTCTTGGCGTCTGCCGCAATAGTCGTGCCGCCGACAAGGACGTTCGAGAACGCGTTCTGGTTCACTTCGGCTCCTGCGGCGATGCCGTCGAGCTTAGTCTTGTCAGCCGCGGACATGAATCCAGCGACGGACGTTGTCGCAGTGCCATGGGCGCTCCCGGTGGCTCCTACGTGCGACGCAGGCGCGAACGCCGATGAATGTTGCCCGTCCAGTAGGTCAGCGTCAAGTCCGCTGCCAGAGCCGTCGTTGCCTGCGTGCCAAAGCTTCTGCCATGATCCCCATCCAGCAGCTTCCGTTCCGCTTCGATAGTAAATGTCTCCGCCATCGGTAAACGCAAGTTCATGAGCCCGCCCGCCGCTGTCGTCCGACCAAGCTCGATAGCCCATCAATTGGCAGTACGTACCAGATGCGATTCCGCTCAGGCCGATAGCGGAAAGATACTTAAACTGAAGTCGCATCTCCGCGTCATAGTCACCCGGCGCTGTGGCTGTACTCCGGGTGTCCCGAGACCCATATGAAGGCGCTGTCAGCTTGCCCGTCATCGTGTCCCCGGCCTTGCTAACCGCTCCGATGTCCCCTGGCGTCAGCGCATCGCTTCCGCCGGAAGCATGTGTTGATTTATGAGGAGCCGGAGCAAATGAAGAAGGCGTGCCCGCGAGGTCGCTGAAGCTTATCTTTGGCGCGTCATCCGTCGCCCCAGTATGCTTGTGTCCCGTTGAAGCGTTGAACTTGGCCCAAATCGCCGCGAGCGTCGCCGCCGGCGCATCGAACCAGTTCGTAGCCCCAGTAATCGCCTTGAGCCTGTTTGCAATCCAAGAGAATAACTGGGTAAGCGTGCCTGTACTCCCTGTCGGCGTCTGCGCCTGATCCGCCGTCCTGTTCCCGACTTTGGCATCTGTGACGGCTCCGTCCTGAAGGCCCGAGGTGCCTATCTGGTTCCCGTCCGCTCCCCCGGTATGGCCGTGCCCGAGCAGCGCGAGGTCGGATGCGTGCTTGCCGTCCACGGTGTCGGCGTCCCGCGCCGTCGGCACTGTCCCGGTAACGGCAATCGTTACGCTGTCTCCAGCGGTGTCAGCACTCAGAGCGATGTTAGCACCTGCGACCAATTCAAGAGTATCCCCAGGCGCGTCGGCCTCCAGCGTGCTGGCCCCTACCTTTACTTTGCCGAAACCCGGCCCGGCCTCCTGCAGAGCTATGCCGTCAGCCACCGCGTCAAGCACGGAATCCATCGCAGGCATGGGCTGGCCGGTCTCCGGATTCACCAAGCCCTCCTGGACGACCCTATTAACCATGGCTTGCTTGATCTCATCCCAAGTAGCCATTAACCTAACCCGCCTTCACCGCCGAAGAACCCGGATGCGGAGCACCAAGGAACAGGCACGGATGCGCCTGCGTCGTCACGCCCTGATAGCCGCCCGCGCCGAGCAGCACCTCGGGAGCCATGACTTTGACCCGCACCGGGCTTTCAATTGTCATCTCGCCGGTTTCACGGTCCAGCTTCACTCTCAGCGCGCTTTCGACAAGCTCTACCCTGCGTTGACCGCTCTTCGCGTCTATGAGCACGTAAGCGCCGTCTTTGCATGTGACCTTGATTTTCTCAGCGTCCTGCGTGTCGTCCAGCTCAACCACATGCCCGGATTTCGTCTTGAGCACCTTGTTGGCGGGGTACAAGTTCCCGGCTTCGGTCGGCACCTCAGGCGTCCCGCCCGGCGCGCCGCTCCAACAACCGGACCAAATCGGCGCGTTCGGGTCGCCCGCCTCGAACTCAACCCACACCCCGGCCCCGACTTCCGGCAGCATCACGAGGCCCATTTCCCCAAGGCCGCCGTACGGCTCGCAAGGCCACGCCCACTCAAGGACCTCGTCGCCAAATAAAGAAGGCACCTTCACGCGAAGGCGCCTCAACTTCTTGGGGTCGTTGTTGTCCACCACGAAACCCCTGTACTTCCCGTACAACCTCACGGCGCAGTCAGCTCCCGGCCCGTCTCGCCCGAGTAGACGATCTTGCGCTCGGACTCAAGCGGAGCCTTTTCCGTGTTCACCTTCGCGCTCGTCTCCTTCGCTCCGGTGCTCTTCGGCGAGCCCGTCGCGTTGCGCTCAAGCATGGCCGAGCACCGGTAGCCCTGGCCTATCACGTGCCGCACGTTCTTCACGTACCAGTTTCCGGAATACCGCTTCCCGAGGCCGTACAGCGTCACGACCTGTTTCGCCCGAAGGCTCGGCTCGCCGACCGTCTCTATGCTCGCCTCGACCGTTTCCTCCTCTGCCTTCTTGAACCCGGCATCGGCCTGCTGTTTCGCCTCGCTCGGCGTCCTGGCCGTGGAAGCGACCTTCTTACCCGTCTCGCCGGGCTTGAACGTCTCGGAACCCGACGCGCCGTCGTAAAGGTACGTGCCCTCCGCCACGGCGTCCCGCTCGACGTTGGAGTCGTTCGCCTTCGCGATGAACGGCTTCTTCTCCATCGGGTCGACGCCGCTCACCGCGACCTCGTTCGGCTCGGAAAGAGTCTTCTCGACCGGCTCGAAGCTCACGAGATTCCCATACTCGCCGTTGTAATACGCAAAGGCGAGCGACGGCTTCGCGTCGAGCTTCTTCGAGTGAAAGTGAAGCTCCCCGTTCTCCTCGTAGCACTGGAAATTGACCTTCTCCGCAAGCTCCTTCAGGAAGTTGAGGTCCGTCTGGTTCGCCTGCGCCACCTGCTCGTGGGCTATCTTCGTGTCCTCCACCACCGGCTTGAGGCTGTGCTCCTCGGCGATTTGACGGGCGATGTCCGAGTACTTGAGGTTCTTCCAAATACGGCTCTTGGCCTTCTCTGCCAGCTTGTGCCCCTCGCCGTACGCCACGAGCTCGCGCACCTTGAACCCGCGAATCGCCTTGACCGTGCATGTGACCGCCTCGGAAAGCTCGCCGTCGATGTATCCCCACTGCACCTGGACCCTCTTGCCCATGGCGAACAAGGAATGGTCCGTAATCTGGAGATCGGCGTTGTTGAACCGCACGGTGAGCTTCGGCAGCTTCTCCGAGTCGTCTTCGAACTCGACCTCGAGCACTCTCCCCACCAGCTCGTCAGGGAGCCTTTTGCCGTCCACCTTGAGATAGACTACCGGCGCGTACGTCTCCTTGGGATTCCTCACGGCAGGATTTCCTCCCTAAAGGTCCGCTCGCTCGGTATGACGAGCACCCTCCCCGCCTCAAGCGGTTCCCAGGGGTCTTTGATACCGTTGAAGTCCGCAATGACCCACCAATGCTCCGCGTCCCCGAGGTATTGCCAAGCGAGCATCCAGAGGCTGTCGCCGTCCTTCACCGTGTGCGCCCGGTTATCCGGCCATGCTGTCTTCGGCACTCTGCGCCTGCCCGCGACATAAGGACGCCCCTCGGCGTCAAGCCTGACGCTCATCCGCGCATAGCGGCTTCCCTCGTAAATCATCGCGGCTTCGACCTCCTTATGAGGTCAGCAATGGCCGGGTCAACGTCCCCGCGACGCACCTCCAACATGTCCACGCTCTTGGGGACGTACTCCTCGAAGTCGATGGTGACGGATGCTTCGAGCAGTCTCGCAAGGTCCGGAGCCCACCGCCGGTAGGTCACCTGCGTCGAGGCGATAACCCCGCGAAGGCGTAGGAGCTTGCCGAACACAAAAGCCACCCTGGGAGGCGCGCTTTTGATGGCGCCTTCGCCCCACTGCGGATACTGGAGGCTTTGGAGCCACCTGATGTCGGCCATTATATCCCGGTTGTAGCCCACAGCCGAGAACTCGAGAAGGAACGAAAGCTTCCTCCCGTCGCCGGCAGTGAACTGGAGGACCGGATGGGACAGCCCCGGCACCTGGATCTTCTCGAACGCCACGCTCCGCGAGTCCGTTATCTCCTGGGGATTGAACTGGAAAATGAGTTTTTCCAGCGTAACCTCGTTCACCAGGAACCCCTTGGCGACAGGTCCGAAAGAAAGGCTCGGCATCGCCGCATCACCTGCTACCAGGGCGCGCTTCGCGCCAGGTCTTCTCTCTCGATATTCCGCACCACTTCGGCGAGGACCCTGCCGTCAACGACGAGCTGTATTA